CTCCGACACCAAAGCTGGTGCCGAAGCTCTTGCGAGGTTAATCCACGGTGATATCCGGTATTCGACCGCTAGAGGTGCGGGATTTCATGACACGGCGGTTCCGCCGATTCGCACCAACTTTAATGTCCCAGGACTGCCGACTGTAGGTACCCGTGAAACGGTACGTACGGCTCATCAATCTTGTTTCATTAAGGGAGGTGTCAATGCTAAGGCCTCTGGCCCTACATTGGAGAATGCAGCTCATCTCTTCGGGTTCACACCCGAGGAATTTGTGCCGACTGTCTGGAATCTCTTACCTTGGTCATTCCTTGTCGATTACTTCGCCAATGTTGGCGATGTTCTCGAAGCTACTTTCTTTGACCGTACTGGTATCACTTGGTCGAGCATGACGACTAGGACAGAATATGTCTATATGTCACATGTTCAACCAAAATCAATATCAGGTTGGTCTGGTTCTGTAACCGGTGGATCAACGAAAGTTACCAAGAAATCTATGTCTCGTTCAGTTACTGCGCCTCTTATTCCTTCTCTAGAGGTATCCCTACCGGGATCACCTCAGAAATGGATTAATATGGCTGCATTGCTGGACCAACATAAAAGGATGGTACCTTATGTCCGTTAAACACACTTTATATGAGGCAACTCATGGCATTTCTACCCACGTCGCCCATCACAGGCTCGGCACAGACCGGCCTAACATCGCCAACCTACACACATGTGAAGGACATTGCGCCGGATGTAAATGGTTATCAAGTAGCAGTAACTGCTCTTGGTGGAACTCAAACGGGCGTCACAGCCCACTCGATTTCCAGTCCGTTTACTATTACGGCAATCCGTCCAAAGAACATGCGTCTCCTTCCGTCACCGAATCCGGTGACGAATGTAATTAAGAACGTCCCAAAGAACACAACGAAAGTCATCACCCGAAAGGGTGTGATTCCGCTCGCAGGTCAACCTGCGGCTATCTGCGTGATCACTACAACCATGGATATCCCGGCTGGTGCGGATACTGCGGATGCGAATTCAATTCGCGCCGCGTTATCTGCCCATTTCGGTGTACTCCAACAGCAAAGCGCTGGTGTCGGCGACACAGTTGTAACTGGCGTTCTCTAACTTACAACCGATTAGCTATCGGTCAGGAGATTGTGTATGTCGGGTTCGACTGCTCTTTTCACCGCACTTCTACAAGACCTAGAACAGGTTGTTGGGCCCATCGACCTCTCAGTCGATGTCCCACCAGAAAGCGACGGCCGAGTTATGGCTTGCCATTACTTAGCACGTTCTTTTCTGAAAAAGGAATTGGCAACAACAGCAGATGCTGATGATGCCGCTATCGCGAAGTTTCTTTCCGTTAACCAACGGATGAGAGATTTCACGATTCCTTCCAACCTGTCGGAGCACGTCTCGTTCATACTCTCCAACCTAAAGTACAATGTCTATCGTGACATGTATAAAGGTCAGGACTGTATTTTGAACACGTCCACCATCTTTCAAAGTATCGATGTTGGTCCGGGTGCTTCTGTACATGCGCTAGATACCTCTTTCTATTCGAAAGTTGGTATATCACGTATGTCCTCAACGACCACAGGTCTCAACAAACTCTATGAAGAGTTTATATCGACTAGGCCCCGTTGGCAGTCTGCCGAGAATTGCAGACGTTCAATTGTGGTGCCTGTTGACGTAGTAGAGGGAAGCAAACTCTCAACAGTTCCGAAGAACCGTGAGATTTCAAGGACTATTTGCACTGAACCTTTGCTGAACATGATGTTCCAGAAAGGTATCGGCGCTTGTTTTGAGCAGCTGTTAGACCATCGCTATGGCATTCGCTATAGCGGTGAGGAGGATATCCCTAACGGGATCCTCCTACAGCCAGCAAAAAACGGCGAGCTGGCGCGGCTTGGATCTAAATCTGGCATGTTTGCCACGATTGATCTCAGTTCTGCGTCAGATTCGGTCTCGTTATCGTTAATTGATTGGCTATTTCCAAAAGAAGTATCCGGTTGGTTGCGACTAACTAGATCGCCTGTGACAACCTTACCTACTGGTGAGAGTGTTGCCTTGCATATGGTTGCGAGTATGGGTAACGGGTTTACATTCCCGTTACAAACATACATATTCACTTCCATAGTCCGTTCCGTGTATGAACTGCTTGATATAAACATCGAGTATCCTCGGGGCAAACGCCTCGGGAATTTCGGTGTTTTTGGCGACGACATCATAGTCGAAACCAGGGCAGTCCATTTAGTATTGGAAACCTTATCAGTACTGGGCTTTTTGCCCAATGTTGAGAAGACCTTTACACACGGTCCATTTCGCGAATCCTGTGGTTATGATTACCATTTAGGTGTCAACGTACGACCTGTCTTCTTGAAGAAGTTCAGTTCGTTGCAGGATAAGTTTTCACTTATGAATCGTTTAATGGAGTGGTCTACAAGACACCGCGTTCTCCTGCCTCATACTCTCAGTTGCTTTAGGAAGATACTTGGACCCAAGTTGGTCTGTGTCCCACCTTCAGCGCCTGAGGAAGCAGGTTTCCGCGTACCCTTGTCGATAGCTCTTGAGAACGGTGTCAAGAACGTCTTGCATAAAGACTATTGTGCCCATGGCTTTCTTTACGATTGCTATGAGCCTCAATTGTCCTATGTGCAAGTCGGCGATGGTTTCATACTGGGGGGCTTGCCCTTCAACTATGATGCCCTCGTCTTGGCTCTCCTAAGAGGTAACTTACGGGACGGTCGTTATAATCCAAGGATGGATTTTAACTTCAGAAAACGGAAGCGTTATACACCAACGTGGTGTAGATATCTTCCTGGTCAAGCGTTCGATGAACGCTGGGTAACGCTAACATGGACGTTGGCGGCCGATTAGGCGGTTGCGACACCGCCGGCCCGGCAGCTACTGCAGCGATTGCATTGGCAGCGGGTTTTACGAGTCACCCTGTTTTTACACAACTCTATCCGCCCACAATGAGCAACTTGGCTTTTGTTCAAGCCATATACACAAACGTGTTG